GATTACACGTAATGTTATCGGAAAAGAAGGCTTCATCTGGTGGATGGGTGTCGTAGAGAATAGGGTAGATCCTGAAATGATGGGACGGGTACAGGTGCGTATCTTCGGGTGGCATACAGAAGATAAGTCCCTAATACCCACCGAGTCCCTGCCATGGTCCCATCCAATAGTACCGGTCAATGCCTCAAACACCACCCATACACCGAAAGAGGGGGATTGGGTTTTCGGTTTTTTTGCGGATGGGCAAAATGCACAGCACCCAATGGTGATGGGTGTGCTTACAGGATTCCCGACCTCCTCACCAGATACAGGGGTGGGTTTCTGTGATCCATCGGGGACATATCCTAATAGACTGAACGAGCCAACGACCTCAAGGCTAGCGCGTGGCAGAACTGACGGTACGGTACAACAAACCCGTAGGAGAAATGCCAAAAAAGGGGTGAAAACCGTGAATGGGGGTGGCTCATGGGATGAGCCTGCCTCGCCGTTCGCGCCACAGTACCCACGCAACGCCGCGCATGAGTCTGAGAGTGGTCACGCAATCGAACTGGACGATACGCCAGCCAAGGAGCGCGTTAACATTGCGCACAAGGTTGGCACGTTCACGGAACTTACGGCAGACGGCGATAGCGTCACTCATATTGTGCGCGACTCTTATCACGTAACAATGGGCAAGAGTTTCGTGAGCATCGAAGGCGTCACCAATGTCACGGTGGGCGGCGATTGCAATCTGAAGGTTGTCGGGAAGCTCAACTGTGAGGCGGCGGAAATCAACCTGAATTCCAAAGGTGATGTGAAGATCAAGGCGGGTGGCAAGCTCAAGATGGAATCGGGATCCACGGTCGATCTGAAGGCTTCGGGAGCCACTAAGATCGGCGGTGGCGGCAAGTTGTCGTTGAAAGGCTCGTCCGCAACGGTACAGGGCAAGAGTGTTACGCTGGCTGGCAATGTTTCTAACAAGGTCAAGACGAAGCACGGCATCGGCAAGATTATCCCTTCGGGCAGTGCAGCCTCGCCTTCTAACACCGGACTCAAGACACCATCATGAGCAATAATCTAATTACAACTAAGCAAACGGTCAATCCGGTCTACACGGCAGCACAGAATGCGCAAGCCACGATCACGACGTTCCTTGTGTTGTCGCGGGACATGGTTCAGCTACAGAAGGATTGCTATGACTTCGAAGACACCATGAACGGACTGTCGGGCGCACTACAAGGAATTGATCAGGGATTGTTGACTCAGGTTCGGGCTGACAACTCCACAATTGTTTCACATGGAACATCTCGCGGTGTTTCGATCCAGTTGCACAAGTCTGTCTTACCGAAGGCTTCGGGAACGTCGGGCTATTCGCAGGCGCTTGTGACCGGCAAGAAACTCTATCCGCTAACGACGACCACAACGACAGTGACAACGACAGGGGTTGACAGCGCGGCTAATGTCTCCACTTCCGCCGTGCAATACGATCCTAATACGGCTTACAGTTATACCGCGACAGAGGAAGTCGATCCGCTGTTTGCCGCGATTGATGCAAACGCTACCATGGATCTTTCGCCGCTGGCTTTTGAGCAGAACGAAACCGTGCCGATTCTGCCGGAAGGAATGATTGTGCTAGCCGAAGAAGCCGCTGCAAACGCCAACGGGCTACAGGCTGGCTTGACGGTTTTCTCCTACAACCCGCTCGCCACGATCATTGACGATACGCAGCAGTTGCTTCTCTACTACACCGAGAGCAACTATGCCAACCTGAACGTCGCACTAAGCACGATTAGTGCAGATCCGTTGCTGGCGGTCGAGTACCGGGCGCTCAAGGAAGCCATTGCAGGCGGCGATGGACTCTCGGGTGGCGTGGCTCAAATGTCGATCTTCAGGGATCATACGGATCGGCTGGCAGGACTGGTGCTTGCCGAAGACTCTCCAAATGCCGAAGCGACCGGCGACTCCACCGACGAATTCCTCAACGTCAACGATATTTCCGGCAACCTTCAGCCCATCTTCTCGTTCGACGCCCGAAAGTTCCGTTCGGCACGGTACACCGTCCAAGGCTCCGCAGCCAACACCGACAGAGGGCATCAGGTCACGGAACTTTACATATTGCATGACAACGAACTGGCATACACTCGCGAGATTGTCTCGGTCTATACGCAAGATCCGTTCATCACCTTTACGACGCAATTCCTCGCCGGGAACGTTCGGGTGCTGGCGAACACTGCCGCCGACAATACTGACTTCGTGATCCACGGCACCAAGCTGCGGATCGCGCGGGTGGCAGAGTCGTTTGCCGACATGAGCCAGCAGAAGATCATCCTGAACCATGAAACCTGTCAGGCGTTCCTCAATGACGGCATTGACCGGGTGGCGCTATGTTCTTCCTCACTACTTCACCCCGCAGCGGTCGCAGAACTTGCGCGTGAATTTAGAGATATGTTGATCATCCTTGGCGAGATTACCGGAACGACGGTCGTGAAGCAGATCGCGATTCTACAGTGGCGGGACACTTTCGTTGCCAAGCGAGCCGCCATTCAAGCACTGATCGACGCCGACTATGCGAACTTTGCCGCGACGAGAAAGCTGGTGGAAGCACTGCAAATCGCGGAGAACATCACTATCTCCTACACCGACTCGACCGGCAATACGATCCCGAAGACTACACTAAATACTCCGACGATAACAGCAATAGAAGCAGCACTAGCAGATGGCACAGTCTAACAGAGTTTACTCCGATATCGACCTGAACTTTACCGCGCATCCGGTGACGGGCGACATTGCGAAGAAGATTGGCGACAATGCGATTATCCAGAGCATCTACAACTTGCTGTCTTTCAACAAGTACGAGAAGCTGTTCCAACCGCGAATCTACTCAAACCTCAAGGCGCACCTTTTCGAGCCGGTGGACAACATCACTTCTTCGGCTATCGGCAACGAGATTCGCAACGTGATTGGCAATTGGGAACCGCGCGTTTCCCTGACCGAAGTGAACGTAACGCCGGATTATGACATGAATGGCTACAACGTTTCGCTGTCGTTCTTCATCGTGAACTCCACAGATCCGATTACCGTCAACCTGTTCCTAGAGAGAATCCGCTAATGGCAACAACAACTCCCCTAAGAGTCACCGAGCTAGACTTTGACACGATCAAGGCGAACCTCAAGACGTTCATGAAGTCGCAGCCGGAATTCTCGGACTACAACTTCGAAGGCAGCGGTCTAAGTGTCTTACTTGACGTTCTAGCCTATAATACGCACTACATGGGCTACTACATGAACATGCTCGCCAACGAGATGTTCATCGACACTGCCGTTCTGCGCCAGAGTGTCGTTTCCCACGCAAAGCTTTTGGGGTACACGCCGCGCAGTCGGGTCGCGTCACAGGCTACCATCAATGTCGCCTTTGAGGAAGTCACTGGCGGATCGAACTCAGCAATGACCCTGCCGAAGTTCGCCAAGTTCACTTCTGCGCCAAAGGACGGCAAGAGCTACACCTTTGTCAACACCGAGCAACGAATCGCCACGAAGAACGTCGGCGGCTACTTTGTCTTCGAATCCGTCCAGATCAAGGAAGGAAACCCTGTCTCCTACGTGTTCACCTACGACGCACAGACGAACTCCAAGCAGGTTTTCGTGCTGCCGGATGAAGGTATCGACACAAGTACACTTACAGTTCAGATCCAGAAGTCCGCGACCAACCAGACCCTTACGACCTACGAGAAAGCCGAAGACTCGACAAGTGTGGTTTCGACCGCACCGATTTTCTACCTAGAAGAGAACCGCAACGGCAAGTATCAAATCTACTTTGGCGATGGGGTCATCGGTGCTGCGCTCGATAACAACAACCTTGTTATCGTGTCATACGTTGTTACGTCGGGCGATGCGGCGAACGGCATCAGGACGTTCAAACTAGCCGATAACGTCATGCCGGGAGCAAACGTCACTATCGACCTCGGCACCGAATCGAACGCAGGCAATCAAGCCGAAACGATTGATCAGGTCAAGTTCACCGCACCGAAGTCGTTCATTGCACAGAACCGGGCTGTGACGAAGAATGATTATGTCGCATTGATCAACCGCAACTATCCGTACTTCGACTCTGTTGCCGTATGGGGTGGCGAGGAAAACGTTCCACCGGTCTACGGCAAGATTTTCTTCTCGCTCAAGCCTCGCGGCAACTACGAGATAACTCAAAGTGAAATTCAGTACATGAAGGACGAGATTCTCAAGCCAATCTCTGTTCTGACCGTCACGCCAGAGTACGTCGCCGCCGACTACAACTACATGAACTTCATTGTCGATGTGGTCTACGATCCGCGCAAGACGACAAAGACCGCAGGCGGCATCCAGACTTCCGTGTACAATGCGGTCGTCCAGTTCGCTTCCGACTATCTCAACACCTTCAACAACACCTTCAAGATGAGTAAACTGGTAAGAGCGATTGACGATGCCGACGCAAGCATTGAGAATAATAGTATCAAAGTCCTCATAGAGAAGCGTTTTCGTCCTACACTGAACTCGGCACGTACCTACCGGCTGGAATTCTATGTTCCGCTCAAGAAGGGAACGTCTTTAGACCGACTCTACAGTGAGCCATCGTTCGGCTACATTGACGAATTCAACGTCGAGCGCACGGCGTTTGTCGAAGAAGTTCCGCAGTCCTTCACCGGTCTGGACGCAATCGACGTTCTCGCGACCGGCGACGGCTACACCGAAATCCCCACCATCACCATCGAAGGCGACGGTTCGGGCGCGGCTGCAAGTGCCGTGATCGTGAACGGCAAGCTCAAGAGCGTTGTCGTGACCTCGCCGGGAGCGAACTACTCGTCCGTGGTCGTTCGGGTCATCGGCGGATCCGGCGTCGGCGCACAATGTCGCGGCGTCCTACAGGGCAAGAAAGGCACGTTGCGCGTCTACTACTTCGACAACAACAACATCAAGAAGGTGATCAACCCGAATGCCGGAACGATCTACTACGACGATGGCTACATGGTGCTGGATAACTTCAATCCTACTTCGGTCGATGATCCGTTCGGCACGATGACCTTCAAGGCGCAGCCAAACACCAACGTCTTCTCCACCACACGTAACGCAATCCTTACGCTGGACTCGACTGATCCGGCAGCAATCGACATTCGCGTAGGCGCGGTAACAAGCTAACATGGCAGCACTAGAGAAAACCGTATCGGGGATGATCGACAGGCAACTGCCGGATTTCGTCCGTGCAGATCATCCGCAGTTCAAGCGATTCCTTGAGCTTTACTATGCATGGATGGAAGACGAGAGCAAGGGCAACACCGTCTACCATATCATGAATGCCGAAGGCTATCGTGACATTGACGAGACTCTGGACCCGTTCATCCGCCTGTTCAAAGAAGAACTCCTGCCGTACTTCCCTGAAACGTCCACCTTGGACCTTGTGAAGATCCTCAAGGGCGCAAGGGAGTTTTACGTCAAGAAAGGTAGTGTCGAGTCGGTCAAGTGGCTTTTCAGGGTGTTGTTCGGCGTCGAAGTCGAAATCTACTATCCGAAGCAGCAGATCCTCATTGCCTCGGACGGCAAGTGGAAGCTGCCACAGGCGTTCCAGCTAA